CAGATGAGCACTTTGTGTGAGTTTGTGTCTGAACGCAAGGCAACAGAAATCAAAAAAGTCATCAATTCTTACATCCGTGAGGGTAAGGAGGTGGATGAGCATGAAATTGCAGAAAATTACGATGTTGACATCAACCTGCTGCGTTTGTGGAAGTTGGTGTACTCTATCAAGATGGATTTGTTCTTCTTCATTCGCACTGATAATAGCATCCAGTGCTCCATCAACGGAGAGAAGTCTGACCATGAGGGTTATGTCATGACCAATAAGTTTGGCATGATGAAAGTTGTTGATCGTCATCAATTCTCTCGTGCTAACTTCAACATGGTGCGGAATTGGGGGTAATTAAAGTTACTCACCTCCAAAGTGTACCTATAGTATGAGCAACAACATCGTTTCCGAAGTCTACTCCTACCACACAAACTGGAAGGAAGGTAAAGTCAATCAAATGTGGATTGAGCAAATCACTGACAAAGAGTGCGATAATCTCTTTGTTGCTGTTGCACACAATCCTCGCAATGGTTCTACAATGGAGATGAGCAACCCTCGCACATCTTACTACGAAACTCTACAATGGGTTCGCAACTGGTGCGGCACTTTCTGTATTCTTCCTGCCTGATTGATTGAAAATGATTACTACAACCGAACTTCTGGATTTTCTCTGTAAAGCACAGAAACTTTCTCCTTCTGGTGCAACCTTTCGTCAAACTGATGAAGGTTATAAAATCACTCTGTATTGTGATTGGTGTGTTGATGGCGACTTCTACAATCAAACTGTGTTCATTGATAATGAAGGTGAATCCAGTTGGAATAATGGAGGAGACTATGATTTTTACACGATGGACAACATTCTAGATGAAATGCTTGTGAAACAACAAGAGAAAGAAATCAAGGCACAAAAGCGTAAAGAATTGATCGAAACTCTCACACCTGAACAACGAGAACTGCTAGGAGTTTGATTATGAAAAACTATCGCATTCGAGTCGAAACTTATGATGGATGTGTTACCATCTGGCATGAGAAATCAAAAGCAAAGACTGCTGATAAATTGATTCTCAACCGTGTCTACAACCAACTGTGTGGACTCAATGTAAAAGAAATCTCCGTCACTCCTTCTGTTTGATTATGACTAACAAAACGCAACTTTTTGAGTTTCTGTATGAAACCTGCCAAAAGAATAATGGTGTCTTAGCAGATACTTTGCATAACTACATTTCCTCCTTGGATGAGGTGGAACTTTGTGAACTTGAAGACTTCCTTGTAAACAATTTTGGAGACAACTGATTATGGCAACTCGTTCCCGAATTGGTATTCAACTCTCTGATGATTCCATCCTCTCTGTGTATTGTCATTGGGATGGTTATCCTGAGTTTAATGGTGTGAAACTCATTGAACATTTCAACAGTTATGATAAAGCATCAGAACTGATTGATGGTGGTGACATCTCTGCACTGTGGACAAATGTAGGATGGAACAATGAAACTCTAGAGAATCTTGGTCCTCTGTATTATTCCTCTCGTGGTGAAGATCTTGCTCCTCGATTAGATTCTGATTTGTGTGAGTATCTGCTACCTGATGGTGCAGAAGAGTATCACTACCTCTTCACAAATGGTGAATGGGTGTGCTACAATATGAATCAATTCGACAACAAACTCCCCCAAATCGTTCAAATCCCTGAAGGTGCAGTAGCATGAAATGCGAAGTTAAACTCTACATTGCGGGCAAAGTCTTTACGGAGACTGTAGAAGCACGAAACTATCAGGATGCTCGTGAGACTGCTCTCGCCCGCAATCCTACAGCAAAGGTGATTGGAGTCAACGCAGTTTTCAAGTGATAAAAGTTACTCACCTCGAAAGTGTACCTATAGTATAACCACCTGATTCTGATGACTGTCATCAACCAACCACGAACAATTAACGGAACAGAGTATCAAACTCCAACCGTTGATGGTATGGATCGTGTTCAGATTAACAATCGTTTGCATTATATCAATGTGGAGATTGACAAACTTCGTGCTACTCAAACTGCACTGATTGAGATGCGTAACCAACTCGATCGACATAATGAAATGTTAGAGATGGGTGATCTGTTTGACGAAATGTTCGGAGGTTGATAGAATAGATCAATGGGAATGAGTTTGCCCCAAAGTTACTCACTATTCACTCGACACTAACGGAGTTAGTTCAATTATGACAATCGCAAATCTTATCGATCACCTGGAAACTGGTGTAAATTGGAACAAAGTTTTCGGTGTAGTTTGTTCCACTTATGGTGACAAAGGTTTCACCTCTCGTGCAGACAACTTCACCAAGTCAACAACTATTGAAAAGGCACTTGCAAAGTTTTCTGATCTTAACCGCGTAGATCAGATTGGTTATGACTTCATGTATGGTGGTCTCAAAGTAGAACTGAAGATGCGTCAGAATCTGTTCTACAAGAGAACACCACATCAGACGCAAGTGATCAAGATGAAGAACTTTCAAGGTAACAAAAAGACCCTGGAAGATTTCAAGAACGATCAAACATTTGATGTTGCAATCATTCTGTGTTTGACTACATTTCAGGTGATTGTTGTAGAAGATGATGTAGCACGAGATCGATACTTTGCAGATGGTGATGGAGTCTTTGCAAAGTTTGGTTTGGGAGACTACTACAAGTGTGACATTGGTGAAGTTAATCCCATAATTCCTCCGACTTCACTATCTGAACAGATTCAGCAAGCAATCGACAATCACCTGAACTTTTGAGTCCTTCAAAGTTACTCACCTCGAAAGTGTACCTATAGTATGACCACTCCCGAAACCATGATCGAGTTCCCCACACTGCAGTCTAAAGATGGTACAATGATCGTCGGTTTCTATCCTATCACTGATGCACCGAATCATGTTCTCAAGGTTCTATCTTGGAAAGGTGTTGATACCATCTCTCGCAAGTGCATCTGGAAAAGTGATGTAACTCGTGAAGTGAATGAGCGTCTGTCACTGGGATACTTTATCACTGGTGATAACATCGGTTCTGAGCAAGATTGGAATCCTATGTGGGGTGCGTGCTGATGAAACATTCTAACACTGTTCGCATTATTGACAAACTCGGATTGTTTCCTGAGACAAGAGGAAAAGCCCGTTATCTTACAGTCAAGACATACAATCATGCGATGGAAATTGTAGACGAACAAAACAAACTTGGTAACATAGCAACACTGATTAACTGGTAATTAAAGTTACTCACCTCGAAAGTGTACCTATAGTATGACACACACAAATCCTTATGTTCAGAACCTGATTGAGATGGGTTATGATCAACAAGATGTAAAAGTTGCTTCTACGATGTTTCAAAAGCACACATTCCCATGTAATATTCATGGTCGGTATTTTGAGACTGAAGAACAATACTTTTCAGAACTTCATGATTACTTCAACGGATTGTAAGATGAATTACTACAAGATCACTGACATCGAGTTTGATTTTGACTATGAAGATCTGACAGATGATGAACAAAATGAAATCATTCAAGAGACAGTCTCATGTCTGTGGACTTCACCAACTGAAGATGATCTAGCAGATACCATCACCAATAACACTGGATGGTGTATCAAATCCCTCTCTTATGACATCGTACAATGATTGAAATCCTGCTTGCATCTACCATCATCGGAGCAACTGAAATCGCCCCCAATGTTCTCCAAATTGACTACCTTACTCCGACGAATCAGATTGTCACTATTCTCGAAAATGTTGAACTCACAGGAGGAGAAATTGACCGTGATTGAAACTCAATTCTTTATACTGACTGCAGAACAATACCAAGAACATCTACACGATGCAGAAAAACTGAATGTCACTCTAGACTATTATTTGTCTGAGTTCTGCGAAGTCCAAGGTCCTCTAATCACTCTCGAAAAATGATTCTCTACACTCCCGAAGATCACGGTTGTGCCTATACTATTGACACTGAGGGCACATTATACTACATTCCCATTCACTCTAATGGTATTCTCAACTTCGGTGAATTATGCGAGGTTGATTATGAAGAACTGCGAGATGGTGGTTATGAAGATGAAGTCCAAGAGGTTCATCAAAAGTTAATTCAAATGATGAAATCTGTGGGCGAATACTACATCCAAGCAGCAGTCAATTAAAGTTACTCACCTCCAAAGTGTACCTATAGTATAGGACTCATTACCACTCATGCGAAAGATCGAAAAGCAAATGAACGATGCCATCTCCAACCTGAAAGATGGTGAACAGTGGAAAAATGCTAACACTGTTGTTCGCAATCTTGGTGATGTTACTGAGGTTCTGCTTCATGGTAACAAGATTGCTGAACTTGGTGACTTTCACATCACTTTGTTCGATGGTGGTTGGCAATCAAACACTACCAAAAGCAGATTAAACGCACTTCTCCGTGCTCATGGTATTGGTAACGAATGTGTATTCCAAAAGAACTATGTTTGGAACTTCCGTATGTCTGATGGAACTACAATTCCCTTCTTCTCAGGTATGCGTCTGAACTGATGAAAGTTATCACTGTTGCCCTATTGTCTGTTATCTTCTTTGCTTCATGTGTTGTAGGTCTGAAAACAATTAACCCAAAGATCGAAGCACAGTGTATAGCAAAAGGAGGACAAGTCTTAGCAACTCCTGGTAAGTTTAGTTCCTGTCTTTACTCCGCAAAGTAAATGTCTAAGTTCCTGATTGGCGTCGTTGTTGGTATTGTACTCTCTACAGTAGGGTTCAACGGAATTGCATCTTTAGGCAATCGAGCTATCAACGGGATCGAAACATTCGCAACTCAGAATCAATGAAGAGACCCCATCTAAGGGGTCTTTTTTTATGTCTAAAAACACAATATAACGATAAAAGTATATTAAAATGTATTATAAATGTGTTTTTAAATATACTTTAGTTGTTTAAATCATTCTCAATAAGTGATGTTTTATTGAGAATCAATAGGGTCTATTGTTGAGAATAAGACCCTTATATACCCATTTAAATGTGCTCAGGTCTTGCAACTTATGTCCTTATAAATGTGCTCAGGTCTTGTGATCTTTGCCTGCATTCTACCACAACCGCAGAGAAATGTCAAGACCCCCGAGTATCATAAAACCCCCACACATCTCCCCAAAACCATAAGGACTCCAAATAAATACCCACACCCCCATTGACATTGACTCGGAGAAGTCTTATAGTATTCCCATACACATTCGGAGAACACTTATGTCAGTTGCATACAGTCAGGCGCAAAAGGTCCGTTATCGTGTAACCCTGGATCTTGAGGTTTTCGCAGACTTCGACCCGCATCAAATGGACTGGGACAAACTCTTTAAGTTAGAACCTGCTGAGAAGTGTTCTGCGTATGTTGAGGACCTGAGCACACCCGATTCCTGGTGATTCTCAGGGTCTCAAAGTTACTCACCTTGAAAGTGTACCTATAGTGTAAGGACCACTCAACCGACCTCACCAACACTCACATGCTGAACTTCATTCCTTATGCTGTTCGTCGTCCGTTCTACTATGTGATGGACCTGATTGCATGTTCTGATTTTCGTCGTGAAGAACTCTCCCGTATCTTCGATGCTTATGAGTATGAGCAATCGATGCAAATCCTGGGGTTCGTCAACTATCTGGGTATGACAGGTCAGTTAGATGTTTGCAAGAACTTTGACCTGTTTGCTGATGTTGAAGATCTTGAGCAAGCAATCAACAAGTGGAACGATTATAAGGCACAGATGAACACTTCTGTTCCTGCCTAAGTAACACTCAACTCCTGTCGAATGAGTATAAACTAGGCACACACAGTTCACAACACTTTTCTTCGTTATTATGTCTAAGTCCGTGATGCTCTCCCTGCTTGCTCAAGGTAACAACGGCAACGAGATTCTGCAGATCCTCGATACTCTCATCGAAGACAATCAGCAGGCAGTTGCTTACTCTCAACCGACTGCAGATGTGATCGAGTTCTGATAACTTAGAGGGGTGCTCAGTGGTTGACACTTGGTGCCCCTTATGTTAGACTCTTATTCGTTATGCGTATTGGCAGTTATTGTGCCGTTGCGGTTATGTGCCCTGCGGGCGTAACGGGGGGTATATAAAAATTGGGTCCTTCCTAACCTACAGAGGTGACAATTCGACCTCGATATATCACAAGAACAAAAAATTCCCGGAGTAAAAAATGTTCACCAGATGGATTCATAAGAACGGAAAGTCCTCCCCCGATAAAAGATGTAAGTCTTATAAAAGTCAAGCAAAGAAAAATGGTGCGAACAAGAGGAAGAAGAAATAGACCCTATTGGAACTTCTGGAAGGTTGTCTTTGCGGGATGGTTAATAAGGTATCCACGGCAGTGCTTTACGATCTTCGGAGGCACTGTCGGTTTTTTGTTTGTGTTGATATATAATGCTGTGAGGTAAAAAAATCCCGGAAAAAATTTTATGACCACAGAGTTGCGCCCATGGGGGTTATTTGAGAACTTACTGGAAGAGATTGATTATAAGGTGAAGAGAATTATTATTTCACCAAATCAATCAATATCTCTCCAATATCATTTCCATAGGGAAGAGTATTGGATAGTTGTTGAGGGTAGTGGAGAATTGACTCATGAGGACACTGTAAGGACCGTAGAGGTGGGTGATAGTGTCTTTATTGGTAAGGAGGAGGTTCATCGTCTTAAAGCAGGTAGAAACGGCATTACGGTGATTGAGACACAATTAGGAATATGTGAGGAGGATGATATTGTCAGGTTAGAGGATCATTATGGGAGGATAGAATAATGGAAAAGATTTATCACATATACGCAAAGGACCGTTGTTTATTTCATTCAATTCGAGAGGATGAGTTTGAAGTCACTTGGAAGACTTTGAGAAACATGGTGGGTTTGATGCATACAGATTATGAAGTTGATGATTTATCTTATGAGGAACTTATGGTGAACCGGAAAGTCTCGTTGGATAGTTCCTATTGACAAGAGCATATATAGACTGTTAAAATTGATCTGAAGGTTATTTTTTCTTATGGCAAAAGGATTTACTTTGAAGGCTAATGCACCGAAACCCAAGGAAGCAGAGTGGGATTACGATGCGATTAAGGAACGAATGAAGGGCAAATCGATTGTCTTTTGTCTTCCTGGTCGTGGGTGCTCATTTACATTTCTGAAGGCATTTGTACAACTTTGTTTTGATCTGGTGCAAAACAACATGAGTATTCAGATCTCTCAAGACTACTCATCGATGGTTAACTTTGCTCGTTGTAAAGTACTTGGAGCAAATGTTCTGCGTGGTCCCAAGCAGATTCCTTGGGATGGTAAACTGACTTACGATTATCAACTGTGGATTGATAGTGATATTGTATTCAATACTGAAAAGTTCTGGCAACTGTGTGATCTTGCACTGTCTGAAGATGGTGAAGAGAAAGAGATTGTAGCAGGATGGTATGCAACTGAGGATGGTCATACGACTTCTGTTGCTCACTGGTTGGAAGAAGATGACTTCCGTAAGAATGGTGGAGTCATGAATCATGAGAACGTAGAAGGTATTTCAAAGCGTCGTAAACCCTTTACTGTTGATTATACTGGTTTTGGTTGGGTTCTGATTAAGAAGGGTGTATTTGAGAATCTTGAGTATCCCTGGTTTGCTCCTAAGATGCAAGTCTTTGAATCTGGTGCAGTTCAAGATATGTGTGGTGAAGATGTTTCATTCTGTCTTGATGCGAAAGAAGCAGGATTTGATATCTGGTGTGATCCTCGTATTCGTGTAGGACATGAAAAAACTCGTGTAATCTAATGGCATTTAATATCTTATACAAAGGACGTAAGATATATCAGGATCTCAGTTATGAAGAATGCACTGAGATCCTTGACGAACTTTCCTCTAAGTATTATACTGAAGAGGACTTTGATATTGAACAACTCGAACTGGAGGAAATCTAATGGCTAAAGGTGGATCAAACAAAACTATTTTTGAACCAGGAGCACCAAAGAAGACACGTCAAGGACGTTCTGCCCGGACCCTGCTCTCACCAACGTCTCGTAACGGTAGAAAGAAAAGGTATCGGGGACAAGGAAAATAATTTATAGAGGGTGCTTAAATAGTAATAAGCACTCTTTTTTTATGTTTACTGAAAAAGAACTTTATATCCTTAATTGGATAAAAGAAGTATCAAAAGTGAGAGAAGAACTGAATGGATTTGCGATTTGTCCATTTGCATCTCATTCAAAATATAAGATTGTGGAGTGCCCTGCTGAGGAAATTATACCGATTGAAGGATATCAGGTTATAATATACATCGTAGAAGACTACTTTGACTTAGATGCTGTTCAATTTTGGGTTAATTTTCATAACTCAAAGCACCCTGGATGGAAATTTTTTGAAGACTGTGGTTCATATGACACCTATATTAAGGGTATAAAGACAAATAACGGCAAATATAACTTAATTTTAGTTCAACCAACCGATAAGTTGCGAAAATTTAGAGAAAATCTTGCTAGAACCACATACTATGACATGTGGGACGATGATTATTTGCAAGAAATACTCGAAAATGACTATGATATTCTTGAAAAACGGGATAGCAACCCCGTAAAAAGTTCTGATTTAACAGATCAGGAGAGCAAAAATGGGGAAACCAGCAGATCGTGACAAAAATTACATGTATGAACTGTGGGGAACCACGCATTTAACCTCAGATTATGGTGTTCTTGACAATATTCAAGAGAAAAAAATGCTGAGAGAGATCAGTAATGATGATTTAACTCCAAAAAAACATGATTTTTTCCATCAAAATGAAATTCATCAAAAAATTCGTAATGATGAGGACTATGATGACTGGGAATATGGCACTGAACCTCTTTATGAATTCAAAAAACCCGAATAAATAAGATAGATTTATAATATTTTCATGCCTGTAGAACGGCTAAGTAGAGGTTTCAAAGATATTAGTATGTCATTTCAGGTCAATCCCCTGAATAATGACTTGATTTCTATTAAGAATGAAACTGCTATTGCTCGTTCAGTCAGAAATCTCATCTTTACACTTCCAGGAGAAAGATTTTTTAACGAAAATCTTGGTTCTAGAGTGTCTCAAACACTTTTTGAGAATATGGATGAGATTTCTGCCTCTGTTATTAAGGATGAAATTACCAATACCATCAATAACTACGAACCAAGAGTTGATTTGATCTCTGTTGATGTATCTCCAAATTATGATAATAATGAATTTAACGTAACTATTAATTATTACATTGTTGGAATTGATGTATTACCCCAACAATTATCATTTGCATTACAGCCAACACGATAATGGCATTAGTAAACTTCACTAACCTAGACTTCGATCAGATAAAAACTTCGATTAAGGATTACCTTAGATCGAATTCAAATTTTACTGACTATGATTTCGAAGGATCAACTTTATCAACGTTGATAGATGTTTTAGCATATAATACCTATATTACTTCATATAATGCTAATATGATTAGCAATGAGGTGTTCATTGACAGTGCAACTTTAAGAGAGAATGTTGTTTCTCTTGCAAGAAATATTGGATATGTTCCAAGATCAAAAACATCAGCAAGAGCAAACATCTCTTTCTTTGTTGATACAACAGGATTTACGACAAGACCATTAACTCTTACCCTTAAAAAAGGAACTGTTTGTACATCATCAAGTTCTTTTGGTAATCAAAGTTATACCTTTACTGTTCCCGAGGACGTTACTCGTCCAGTTATAAATGGAATAGCACTTTTTGAGAATATTTCTGTTTATGAGGGAACCTTCTTAGTAAAAACTTTTACAGTTGATTCAAATAACCCTAATCAAAAGTTTATTTTAGATAACTCCGACATTGATACTCAATCAATCTCTGTTCTCGTTAGAAACACTCAATCAAGCACAGTAACTCGTAAGTTTACATTATCCTCTAGTTTACTTGATGTAGATTCTACTTCTAAAGTATTTTTTATTCAAGAGATCGAAGATCAAAGATACGAACTCATTTTTGGTGATGGTGTATTTGGAGTTAAACTTGATAATCAAAATTATATCGAAGTTTCTTATGTAACAACTACAGGTGAAGTCGCAAATGGTGTTTCATCCTTTACCTTTAATGGAAGAATTATTGATAATAATAACAGAGTAGTTACAACTGGAATTTCCTTATTAACTACTAACACACAGTCTAGAGGTGGACAAGATATAGAATCTGTAGATTCTATCAAGAAATATGCTCCGAGAATATACGCCTCTCAGAATAGAGCTGTAACGGCAACAGACTATGAAACTATAATCCCAACAATATATCCAGAGACAGAATCCGTTTCCGTTTTTGGTGGTGAAGATTTAAATCCTCCAAGATTTGGAAAGGTTTACATTTCCATTAAACCAATAAATGGAACATTTGTTTCTAGTCAAGTAAAAGAAAATATTCGTAACAGTTTAAGAAAATATAGTGTTGCTGGAATAGTTCCAGAAATTTTAGATCTTAAGTATCTTTATGTCGAATTCAATTCCGCAGTTTATTATAACTCAAACGAAGCTCCTAGTGCAGACTATTTGCAGACTATAGTATCAAACAATATAAACCTTTATGCAAATTCTTCTGAACTGAATAAGTACGGGGCAAGGTTTAAGTATAGTAAGTTTCTGAAATTGATTGACGATAGTAATAGTGCTATCACTTCAAACATAACAAAAATCATTATGAGAAGGGACATGAGACCCGCATTGAATCAATTTGCTGACTATGAGATATGTTATGGAAATGCGTTTCATGTCAGTAAAATGAGTGGATATAATATTAAGTCTTCTGGATTTACTATTAGTTCAGTGAATGGAACAGTTTATATGTCAGATATTCCAAATTCTGATGGAAAAACAGGATCTATATTTTTCTTCACTATAACTTCAACAAATACTCCCACAGTCGTGAGAAACAATGTTGGTAGAATTGATTATGAAAGAGGTGAAATTATATTAAACCCAGTCAACATTACTTCAACTTCTAAAAATATTGGAGGAGAATCTATTATTCAAATTTCAGTGTCACCAAGATCAAATGATGTCATTGGATTACAGGATTTATATTTACAATTAGACGCATCTTCTAGTGTGTTAAATATGGTATCAGATGAAATATCTTCAGGTTCTGATATCTCTGGATCAACATATACGGTAACTTCAAGTTATTCCAACGGAGACCTCGTAAGAATATAACAAAATGGCAGAAACAAGAATCAAAATTAGTTCAGTTGTTGAAAATCAACTTCCAGAGTTCGTAAAGGATGAATTTCCTTTAGTTTCAGAATTCTTAAAACAATATTACTTGTCTCTGGAAAGTCAAGGATCTACATATGATTTAATTTCCAATTTAGATCAATATGTAAAAGTAGATAACTTATCTAATTTAATTGATTCTACTACTCTTACATCCAAAGTATCTTTTTTCGATACGACTATCAATGTAAGTTCTACTGCTGGATTTCCTAATTCTTACGGTCTTCTTTTAATTGATTCTGAAGTAATAACATATACCAGAAAAACTGCAACCTCTTTTATTGGATGTATTAGGGGTTTTAGTGGGACAACATCTTTAGATAATTCATCAAATCCGGACGAACTCGTTTTTACTGATTCTGCCGTACAGGAACATAGTTCGTCGGCGACTGTAAAAAACCTCAGTATTCTTTTCCTTCAAAAATTCTTTACAAAATTAAAAACTCAAGTAACTCCTGGATTTGAGGATAGAACACTTTTTAGTGGATTGAATGATGGTCTCTTTATCAAGCAAGCAGCAGACTTTTATTCATCTAAAGGAACTGAAGGTTCTTTTGAAATTTTATTCAGGGCTTTATATGGAAAAGACGTTACAGTTATAAGACCACAAGACTATCTAATTCAACCATCTGATGCTCACTATAGAGTAACTAGAGATTTGGTTGTTGAAAATATTAATGGAAATATAAATCAACTTGTAAACAGGACTGTTTATCAGGACGAGAGTTCATTCTTAGCAAAAGCAAGAGGAACTGTAACTCAGGTAGAAAGAATTCAAAGGGCAAATAAAGATTATTATGTTCTTAGTTTAGACATTGGATATCAAAGAGATATTGATGTTGATGGTACTATTTTTGGAGAATTCTCTATTCATCCAAAAACTTTGTGTATTACATCTATCAAAGATGTAGATTCTAGTGTTGGTGGTTTTACACCAAGCTCAACTTCACTTGATGTTGACTCTACCGTAGGTTTTCCTCAGTCAGGAAAACTAATTGTAGATTTGGAAAATGGATCTCAGATTACAATAACATATACAGATAAAACTCTTACTCAGTTTTTGAATTGCTCAGGAATTACTCAAGAAATTCCAAGTGGAACTGAAATAAAATCAAATTTTTATGCTTATGGATATGATGATTCTCAACAAATTGTAAAGTTTAGAGTAACGGGAGTATTATCAGACATTGAATTACAGAATCAGAACAGTTCGTTTTCTGCTGGTGATCCAATTAAAATAAAAACTCTTGGTGATGAGATAGAAGAATATAAGTTCAATAATTGGTTCTTTAATGTATCAACTTCATACACAACCAAATCTGTTGAATTACTTGATTCTTCAAATAATTCTTACGCTTTAAATTTTTATGATGAGCATTCTTTTGTTATTGGTGATAGAGTCTCGATACTTCCATCTTTTGGTAGACCCGGTACTGAAGTTTTTGGAACTGTAATTTCCTATAGGAATAAGAGATCAATTACTGTTTCTGGTCAAGGATCTTTAAATTCTAATCAAGTTTATGATGTAACGAAGATTTTGTCTAGATTTGACTCTAGTAACTATCCTACTCTGAGTAAGTATACAACGAATGTACAAAATGTTTATGCTGATGATGAAAAATCTCTATATGTGGCATCTCCATCTTTACCCACCTATTTGAACCAAAAGGTAACAGTAAATGATAGGTCAGTAACATTTTCAGGAACCTTTAGTGGAAATAATTTAACCATTCAAAATCATCCGTTTTACACTGGTGATGCTGTTTATTATAGATCTAATGGTACAGGAAATAATCTTGGAATACCTGATGGATTTTATTTTGTAAAAAAGATTAATAGTTCTACAATTCAATTATCCAAAAGTAGAGCAAATCTTTATGCAAATAAAATTGTTTCTGTATCAGGAACCGTATCTAACAATAAATTAGAATTTTCATCTTTTGTATCTGATAGCACTCTAAAAACAAAACAATTAGAACCTCAAAAACTGATTAGAAAGGTATCTACTCCAGTTGATGATGAAAATCAGTTTCAGACTTTGCCTGGTTCTACCGGTATTTTAGTAAATGGTGTAGAGTTACTCAATTATAAGTCAAGCAGTAACATTTTTTATGGACCAATTGAAGAAATTACCGTAACTTCACCAGGATCTGGTTATGATATAATCAATCCACCTGTTTTACAAATTTCAGATGCTGTAGGATCTGGTGCAACTGCTTATTGTAATGTAAAAGGTAATTTAGATAGAATTGATGTTGTAGATGGTGGATTTGATTATCTGGAAGAACCAAAGATTACAATTTCTGGAGGTAATGGATCTTTAGCAGAGGCAAAAGCTAATTTAATATCTTTTGATCATTATGTAACATTTAATGCAAGTCCAACTTCAGGTGCTATCAATGCGACCACCGGACAAATTTCATTCATCAGTGATCATAAATTTAGAGATTATGAGCAAGTTGTATATGATCCTCAAGGACAAAAAGTAGTTGGAGGATTGTCTACAAATTCGTCATATTTCGTGTCTGTAATCGACTCCACGAGCATTAAACTCCACTCTACGTATTCGGATAGCATTCTTGGAGTAAACACGGTTTCAGTAGCAAATAATGGGATTGGAATTCAAAGATTTAAATCCTCGAATAAAAAAAGAAAAATAGGATCAATTACAGTAACCAACCCCGGATCTGGTTATGAAAATAAGAAAAGAACCTCTACAGTATCTGGAATTAATACAGCATCAAATATTATCAATATCCAAAATCATGGATATCAAAATGCAGAAGTATTAACATATAATTTCACCGAGAGTTCCGTAGTAGGTTTATCATCGACTTCAACATATTATGTGACTAAAGTTGATGATGATAATTTTAAATTATCTTTAGTGGGAACTTCCACAACTCAACCAATCAACATAAATTATGTAACTAAAAATTATGTCGATCTTATTGGTGCTGGTGGTGGTATTCATATTTTTAACTATGAACCAATAACAGTAACTGCATCTGGTTCCATTGGAGTTTCCACATTAACCGGACAGAATTTTAATGCAGTGCTTCAACCAGTGTTTCGGGGAAGTATTGAATCTGTTCATGTTCAGAATGGAGGAAATAATTTTGGATCTGATGATATATTGAATTATAACAGACAACCAGAATTTTTGCTCTTAAATGGAAGTGGGTCTCAATTAACACCCGTAATTAACAACGGATCAATTGTTGACGTGATCATTAATGATCCCGGCATTAACTATAATTCGGCACCAAATATAATAGTTCATGGAAGTGGATCTGGTGCATTATTAACTCCGATAGTTTCTAATGGAACCATCACTTCAGTAAATGTTGTGTTTGGTGGAATCGGATATTTAGATTCCGATACTAGTCTTGAAGTAATACCAGCAGGACAATCTGCAAAATTTGAATGTTCTATTAAATCTTGGAATATTAATTTATTTGAAAGATTTTTACAAACAAATCAAATTACGAATGATGATGGTATTCTTGAGGATAGTTTTTCTGGTTTTGGAATTCAGTACTTCCATCTTTATTCTCCAAGAAAATTAAGGTCTTCTGTTCTTGCAACAAGATATAAAGATGGTCAAATTTTTTATCAACCAGATTTACAGATTGTTAATGGAAGAGAAGTAGTATCAAATGCACACTCTCCGATTATTGGATGGGCTTATGATGGAAATCCAATCTATGGTCCGTATGGATATTCATCAATTACTGGTGGATCTGTTAGATCAATGGTTTCTGGTTATCAGTTAAAACTTAAACCAAATAGACCAAGTACGACTTTATATCCTGCTGGATTCTTTGTTGATGATTATGAGTTTATTGGTAATGGTGATCTTGATGAAAATAATGGAAGATTTTGTGTAACACCAGAATATCCTAATGGTGTTTACGCATACTTTACCACTATCAATTCTGGTGATGTAGAATCAGTTGGAGTTTTTAGAAATTATAAGTTACCAGTATTTCCATATTTTATAGGAAATACTTATAAATCAAAACCAGAAGGGTTTAATTTCTTAAAATCATCTAATCAGTCGGATATTGATATTAACCAAACTAATTGGTTACGCAATACCACACCATATAATATTACAAAATCTAATAGTGGTTATCAGTTCTTATACAATCCAAACAAAATTAGAGAACAAATTTCTCATGTAAAATCAGTATCAAGTGGAACAATAAGTTCTGTTGGTATTTTGACAGGAGGAAGAGGGTATCAAGTAAATGACAAGGTTATTTTTAAAGATACAGATCTTTCTTCCAAAAAACCAGTAGCTAGTGTTTCTTTTGTTAAGGGGAAAACTGTAAGTTCTGTTAGTGTAGCAACTTCAGAGTTATCTAATTTGGAATTTTATCCATCAGGAAATGGATATGTTGCGTTTTCAACTACACCACATTACTTTAATAACAGAGATATTGTAACCTTTACTTCAGATTTTGAAAATTCTCAGACAGAAACTATTTCAAATTCAATAAACAGTTTAGTAGTATCTACTGGAATTGGATCAACCGTATATACCGGTTTAGTCACTTATTTCAATGTAATTGGAAATCTGTCTGAAACATTCATAAAAGAAAATGACATTTATCAGATTCTTAATGAAAGAGTAAAAATATTAAACATTGATGCACCATCTTCTAGAGTAAGAGTTCTTAGGAACATTGGAGAAACAACAGGAATTAGTACATATTCTGTTGGTGTTGCGATAACTGAAGTTACTAGAAAGTTGTATATTGACTTAAACATTCAAAATGATTACGATTACAAATTAAATAAGGAACTTTATTTTAATCCATCAGAATCTTTAGGTATAGGAACTACTTCTGGACCTGGAGTTGCAACTACATTAACTTTTTCAAATCCAGGGGTTGGTGCTACTCAAATCTCGATCCCTACAAGATCAATCTATATTCCAAATCATCAATTAACATCTGGAGATGAGTTGATTTATTCATCAAATGGTGGAAATCAGATATCAATTTCTACAGATGGTATATCTTCATATCAACTGTCAGAAAACTCCGTTGTTTATGCAACAAGACTGACATCTGATCTAATTGGTATTAGTTCTTATAGAGTTGGTTTAGGAACTACTGGTTATTATGCTGGTATATCTACTTCAGCAAATCTCCTATATTTCACCAATCTTGGTTCTGGAGAAATTCACAGTTTTACCACCAATTATCAAAGTATATTAATTGGTAATATTTCTAAAAATGAGGCGACTGTTTCTACTGCTTCAACACATGGACTTAAATTGGGCGATTCTGTTATTGTAAATGTTATTTCTGGAATTTCTACTCAAATTTCAGTTTCTTATGATGATTACAATAGAAGAGCAGTTATCAATAAATTAAATTTCTTGGCTTCTGCAGTTGATATTGCTAGAAATACAATAACTATACCAAATCATGGTTTATATACAAGCCAAAAGGTAATTTATACATCAACAGCACCTTCTGGAGGTCTTTCCAATGAAGGAATTTATTATGTTATCGTTGTTGACAAAAATACCATTAAACTTTCTAACAATTATTATTACTCATCTAGAGTAGAGAGAAATGAAGTAAACATAACATCATCATCCGATGGATCAATTTCCTCAATAAATCCATCTATTAATCTGACAAATAAAAATACTCTGATATTTGATGTATCAAGTCCAACCCTTTCTTTCCTAAACAGTGGAATTTTGTATTCTGCTTTTGATCTTGATTTTTATACAGATTCTAACTTTAAGTTTCCATTTGAATTTACAAATTCTAGTAACGTCGAAATTATAAAAACAGGAAGAGTTGGTATTGATACTAACGCAACAGTAACTTTAAAGGTAAATGATTCTACACCTAGAAAGTTATACTATAAACTTACTCCAACAAACCTTGAAATTATTCCAACGGTAAAGGAGGAAATTATAGTAGATGATGAAATAATTGATAATAGTTCAATAAACATTAAAGAAAGCATCTATAGTGGAAATCAAGTAATATCTGGAATTGCATCAACTGCTTTTACTTATCTACTATCAAGTACTCCAGAAAGATCTTCATACAATCAGGAAAATTCTTCAATATCATACATAACAAATTCAACTAGTGCTTATGGTGAAATTGAATCAATATCCACAAACTATGGTGGACTCAATTTAAAATCTATTCCCGAAATTATAGATGTATCTTCGAAGTTTGGATCTGGTGAAGTTTTAGAGTTATCTACCGATAGCATTGGAAAAGTTATTAAAACTACCATTGATGACATTGGATTTGGTTATTCAAATGATTATTCGGTAAGACCAACGGCAAAACTTCCTGATGTTATAAAAGTAACACCACAAGCATCGTTTAAATCTATTGGAATAGCATCCGTAGGAAAAGGTTATTCTATTGCACCTGATCTTGTTGTTTTGGATGGACTTGCAAATAAAGTTGTATCTGATGTAGATCTTAGATACAATTTAGACTCTAAAACAGTAACTATCTTAAAAAATACTAAGTCAATTAATAATGTAACCCCGATTATTATTCCAGTTAACAATAATAATGGAGTTGGAATTAGTTCTATTAGATTTATCCCATCTTCAAAAGATGTTGTTGTTACTTTAGGTTCTAGTTTTAGTAATGTTTCTGATTTTCCATTTAATGTAGGAGATAAAGTTCTTATTGAAAATACTAGTGTTGGTGTTGGATCTACCGGAAAAGGATATAATTCATCAAACTACAATTACACACTGTTTACCGTAGTAAATACTGATCCAAACATTGGAGGTGTTGGAGCTACTGTCTCTTATAACATTTCAAATTATCTTTCTGACGGAGAAGTACCCGGCACATTTAATGTTGCAAATTCTTCAGGAAGAATTATTCCACAAAAGCATTTTCCAATATTTAATGTTGTTCTTGAGAAAAATACTTTTAATAAGGGAGAAACTGTATTTTCTAATGAATCATCTGGAACTGTAGTCGATTGGAACGAAATAACTGAAACATTAAAAGTTTCTACTAACAACACGTTTAGTGTTGGCGAACTCATAACGGGTAGAACTTCAACTTCTAGTGGTTTAATCGGTAATATAACCATATCCAGATCAAACTATGTAGTTGGATCTGCTTCAACCGTTGTAAAAGGATGGCAAACGGAAACTGGATTCTTAGATAATCAATTCCAAAGAGTTCACGATAATGATTACTATCAGTATTTCTCATACTCCTTAAAATCTCAAATTTCTGTCGATACTTGGAATGATGCTGTAAGTAATTTAAATCACACTGCAGGATTTAAGAGATTCAGTGACTTGGTAGTTGAATCATCTCCAGTTATCTCAGGAATTAATACTGAACAAAACTTAGGAGATGTATCTGGAATTGCAGACCTTTCTCGTTCTATTGACCTCAATTGTGTTTATGATTTTGATTTAGTTACCGAAAATAACTTTATTGTTGATGGAAGTTCCAGATCTGATGAAATATTATTTGGTTCTCGTGTTCTTCAAGACTATATTGAGTCTGTTGGAAATAGAGTTCTTTTAATTGATGATATTAGTGATGAATTTAATAGCAACCCAAGATCAACACAATTTAGTATTGTTGATACATTTAGATTAGATTCTAGATCTGTCAAATACTTAACTTTTGTCAAAGACAGAAGATTCACTTCTCAGAAACAGGTATCTATAGTTTCTCTTGTTCATGATGGATCGACAGCATATATTAATCAATATGGCGGAGTTGATACCTACTATGACATGGGATCCTTTGATTTTAGTATTACTGGACTTGATGGACATCTTCTCTTCTATCCAACAAAATCGACAATTAATGATTATGATGTAAGTACAATTTCTTTCGACATTAGAGACTCTATTACTTCTATTGGATCTACAAATCTTGGAGATACTGTCTTTGTTGGTTCTGCCACTACTAATATTCCTTCTGGTACTTCATCCGCAATAACAATTGTTGGTATTGCTTCTACTTATAGATCATCTAAAGTTCTGGTTCAAATCGGAGCCACAAATTCCTCTTATCATCAATTTGAGGAATTTACAGTTCTGCATGACGGAACTAATATCATATTGCAAGAATATGGTCAATTGAATACAGTTCATTTAGAATCTGATTCAACTTTGGGATTAGGAACTTATCACGCATATTATTCAGGGTCAAATATCAATATTGATCTTATTCCATATACCACAACATCTATTCAATATAACGTCAACTCTGCAAGAGTGTCAATATCAAGCACTCTTTCTGTTGGAGTTGGAACTGAAGTATTCAACGATGCTAGAATTCAATCTAGTTATATTGCTATTTCATCTACTCCTACTCCAGGAATTACAACTGTAGCAAGTTATAGTTCAACTTACGAAGGTTGTTATTATATTGTTAGTGCAGAAGACTTGACAAATAATCAATACCAAGTTTCTGAGGTTATCGTAGTTGATGCTGATAATGAGGCTTACATAACAGAGTTTGGTATCATACAAACTGGTTCATCTATTGGATTAATTGGAGCAACTGTAAATTCATCAGGTAATGTTGATCTTACATTTACTGCAAATGCAAATACTGATGTCCAAGTTAGGGTATACCAAAATCCAATAGGATTAGTTAATTCATCTATTGCAAATAGAACCATAGATTTTACTAATGCGTTTATAAGAACTGGATATGGATTCTATACTGGATCAGAAACTGATGTCAAGAGAGCATTTGGACTGACTCACAAACAAAAACCAATCTTTGAAAGATATTTTGACGGAAGTAATTCTGATATAGTAAGTGTAACTAATAATACAATTACAATACCAGAACATTTCTTTATAACTGGTGAAAAAGTTATATACTCCTTTGCGGGAGCAGGAACTACACAAGCAATTGGTATTGCAACAACCACAATCAGTGGAGTTGGATCAACTGATAAGTTACCATCGTCTCTTTATATTGTAAAAGAAAGTGATCTTAAAGTTAGAGTGGCTGCATCTGCATCAGATGCTCTTCGCAATCCACCAAATGTTTTAGATATAACGACAGTTGGAATTGGAACTTCTCATAGGTTTGTTTCTACAAATCAAAATGCAAGAGTTTTGATTGGAATTGATAATCTTATTCAATCTCCAATCGTTGCAACTTCAGTAACCACAACAGCATCAAAGGAAGTTTCTATTGTAGATGATAGATTGACTTTCTCGGGAATTACATCCTTCTTTGGTGGAGATTTGGTTAAAGTTGATGATGAAATTATGAGAGTTGATTCAGTTGGTTTTGGATCAACTAACGTTGTCCTCATTCAAAGAGCATGGATGGGAACTGGTATTGCAACTCATGCTGTCAATTCTACAATTACAAAAGTTAATGGTGATTTTAATATTGTAGGAAATACAATTAATTTTGTAACTGCTCCATATGGACCAACTCCTATTGGATCAACTACAAATCCACCAGATAGTAGAGATTTTGTTGGCGTAGAAACTCATTCTACATTTAGTGGAAGATCGTTTATTAGATCTGGAATCCTAAATGGAGATTCTGAACCATATTCTCATAATTATATCTTCGATGATATATCTTCAGGATTTAATGGAACCAATAACACATTTACATTGAAATCGAACAGATCCAATATTTCTGGATTCTCTACAAGTAATGCAATTATTCTTATTAATGATATTTTCCAAGGTCCAGCAAGAGTTGGTGCTATTCAAATTGTTGGTGATTATGATCTCTCGGAAAACACCGGCATTACTTCTATAACGTTTACTGGATCAATATCTTCTACTTCTTACGATATTAATACAAGTAACCTCCCTCTTGGTGGAGTAATTGTTTCTGTAGGATCTACTTCTGGACTTGGATATCAACCTTTAGTTTCAGCAGGAGGAACAGCAACAGTTTCTATCGCAGGAACAATTTCTCTGATTAGTATTGGAAATAGTGGATCTGGATATAGATCGGGAATACAAACCGTTAATGTTGGAGTGGCAACTTCCAGCACTGGAATTCCAAATATTACCTACATTGGCATTGCAACAGTTGTAAATGGTCATGTCACTGGAGTTGCTATCACAAATCCAGGAACCGGATATACAACAACAAATCCACCTATTGTTATTTTCGATGATCCTCTCTCATATTCAAATATTCCTCTTGTTTATAGTTCTTCTTCGAGTGGACTTGGAACTGCCGCCACTGCAGATATAGTAGTTGGTCAAGGTTCGAGTGTAATTTCATTTGAAATTAGAAATACTGGATATGGTTATGGTCAAGGTCAAGTTCTTACTGTTGCTATTGGGGGAACTACAGGAATCCCAACAGATACCTCAGTTTCATTCCGAGAGTTTCAAATTATAGTTGAAGAAACTTTCACTGATGAATTTACTGGATGGACAATTGGAGACCTTCAAGTTATTGATCCGATAGATTCTTTATTTGATGGCGAAAAAACTACTTTCCCAATTAAAATTAATGGAGAACAAACCACCATTAGATCTAGAAGAGGATCTAATATTGAAGTAAAGGCAAATCTGTTGATTTTCATCAATGATATTTTACAAGTCCCTGATGTTTCATACATCTTTAATGGTGGAAGTATCATTACATTTAAAGAAGCACCAAAAGTAGGAGACACTTCCAAAATTCTCTTCTACAGAGGAACAGGTGATGTTGATACTATTAATGTCGATCTTTTAGAAACTGTTAAGGAAGGTGATACTCTAAGAATCGATAGTGATATTGCAAGGTTTAAAGAAGATACTAGATTAGTCACTGATGTTGTATCAACTGACGTTGTTGAAACTAACGTATATCCAGGTCCTGGATTAACTCAAGATGAGACCTTTGCAAGACCTGTTGTATGGTGTAGACAAACTGAAGATAAAATTATTAATGGTCAGGAAGTTGGTAAAGATAGAATTCTTTATGAACCACTGATTACTCCTACATCAAATATTATTCAGAATATTTCAGTTGCATCGACTCAAATTTTTGTTGAAAGTGTCAAAACATTTTTCGATAGTGCAGATGAGTACCTACAGAACGGAACTAGTGAAGCACCTCAAAAGAAAGTTATTATTATCTCGCAAGATCAATTAGTAGCAGCTGCTGCTACTGCTATTGTTTCTGTTGGTGGAACTATATCCTCAATAGTCATTTCCGATGGTGGTGTTGGATACTCTACCAATCCTGTTGTGATTATTGAAAACCCAGTTGGACTTGGAACAACACAGAGAGCAACAGCAACCTCAACAATATCTGTTGGAGGAACAGTTTCTTCGATTGCGGTTTCGAATCCAGGTGCGGGATATACAACATCAAATTCACCAGTTGTTCTCATAGCACCACCAGATATTTCTAGAGAGGTTATTGATGTAGTTTCTTATGATGGAGATTTTGGTATTATTAGTGGAATAAAAACCACATCCGTTGGAGTTGCTTCTACGGGAATAGTGTTTGATCTATTCATTCCAAAAAATTCTTTCCTCAGAGATACAACTATCAATAGTGTTGGAATCGCTACAACAGGTGTAAGTGGCATACAAACTGGTTATTATTTTATGATCTTTAATTCAAATATTGGTTTTGGATTGACATCTTTAACTCAAAGTGGATCTGTTGTTGGAGTTGGAACTTCATTTATTGATAATGTTTACGAAGTTGCTTCGGTCTCAATTGGACAAACTGATGTTGTTGGAGTTGGACTAACATACGTTGCAAAAGTAACTGTAAGTGTATCGAATTATAATGGACTTTCTGGACTCGGATACAGCAACTTCTATGGAGAATATAGTTGGGGAAGACTTCACAATCTAACAAGAAATGATGCCAAGGCATTTACTTATTACAATAATGGACTTGTTGGTATATCAACCTCTGCTAAAGTTCAAAGATATAATCCTCTCAAATACCGTAACTACGTTTCATAAATAGATAAAAAACTCATAAAATGTCTGCAATTATAACTGATCAATTAAGAATACTGAATGCCAAGAGTTTTGTTTCTGTAGCAACCTCTTCTTCAAATTCTTATTATGCTTTTGTAGGTCTTCCCAATGCAAATGATTATTCATCTACTTGGGACGTAACTCCTCCAGCACCAAAGGATAACTTTGATCAGGAGAATGATTATTGGGATACAATGATTGCTCTTAAAAAAATTGGAGAAGATGATGTAAAGCAAGTTGTTCGCAAAGTCACTTGGCAGTCAGGAACAACTTATGACATGTATCGTCATGACATTAGTAGAACTAATACTTCCAAACCTTCTGGGGCAACTAGTTTATATTCTGCAAATTATTATGTCGTAAACAGTGATTATAAGGTTTATATTTGTTTGCAGAATGGCACTTCTCCAGAAAATCCAGAAGGAAGACCCTCACTTGATGAACCAACTTTTGTTGATTTAGAACCAAGATCTGCTGGAACAAGTGGTGATGGGTATCTTTGGAAGTATCTCTACACCATCAAACCAAGTGATATTATCAAATTTGATTCTATTAACTTCATTCCTGTTCCTAAGAATTGGGAAACTAGCACTGAGAATGCTTCAGTTAGAAATAATGCAGCAACTAGTGGTCAGTTAAAGATTGTCACTATTACTAATCGTGGCGTTGGTCTTGGAACTGCTAATAGAACTTACACTAGAGTGCCTATTAAAGGTGATGGTAGTGGAGCCGAGTGCACTATTACTGTTAACAATGATTCAAAGGTAGAGTCGGTTGTAATTTCTAAAGGTGGATCTGGATATACTTATGGTACTGTTGATATTGCTGCAGGTAATGTCCCCTCTGGTACAACAGCACCTGTTTTTAACGTCATTATTCCACCTCAAGGAGGTCATGGAGCAGACATTTATAGAGAATTAGGTGCTTATAATGTAATTGTTTATTCTAGAATTGAAAATGATTTAGAAAAT